GGCGGTTGTTGAAGCTGCCACATTAGCTGCATGGGCGGCTAAGCAATATGAAGATGATGAAGATGAAGGCGAGGTGTTCTTCTAGTGGATAGAGGACTCGATGCATCAATGGCCGCTGCCATTGGTCTATCAGATGAGAACAGAGAGGTTGTCTCTCAGCTTGTGGCAGTTTGGCGTAAGCACTATACCAGGAATGTTCTCAGAGACCGTTACTATAACGGCAATGTAAAGGTTAAGGATTTAGGCGTTTCTGTTCTTCCTCAGTTGGCTTCCAAGATTGATGCCAAGATTGACTGGGCGGCAAAGTGCGTTAATTGGTGGGCAGATCGTGTGCAGTTTCAGAACTTCAATGCGACTGATACAGCAGTCAAAGAAGAACTGCGTACCATTGCTCGTGAGAATGACTTGGAGAACTTGGTACGCAAGGTAGTCATGAGTTCACTCAGACACTCAGTTGCGTTCATTAGCGTCACTCAAGGCAACCCAGAGTTCAATGAGCCGGATGTTGTTATCTCCGGCTATCCTGCTACAGCAGCATCTGCTATTTGGTCAGATGCTAAGAAGCGTATTGAAGCTGCTCTTGTAGTGGTTGACGCTGAGTGGAACAGAACACAGTCAATCAAGACTCCAACGCTTGTCTATGTCTTCACAGACGATACATTCATCACGCTTAGCTTGCTCGATGGCAGATGGTTTGCAACAGAAGAATCGCACTCAATGGGCAGAGTTCCCGTTGAGCCCGTGGCGTATCATTCAACGCTTGAGCGTCCGTTCGGTACCTCACGCATTAGCCGCACGGTTATGAGCCTTGTCGATGATGCACAACGTGAGATTCTTAACATGAGCGCAACCGCTGCTTTTGCTTCTGCGCCGCAGAAATATCTGCTTGGCGCTGACGCAAGCGTTGCTCAAAAGATTGCTGACTCACCATTCGGTGCGTTCATTGGCTCAACTTTCATTGCAACGCCAAATAAGAACAAGCAGATTCCGAACTATGGCCAGCTTCCACAGCTCACCATGCAGCCACATAGTGACTACATGAAGCTCTTGGCTTCTATGTTCTCAGACGCAACCAATGTTCCTCTTTCCTCGCTGAGCTTCACATCTGCTAACCCAACATCAGCAGATGCCATCATCGCCAACCAGGAAGACGCAATTATCGACATTACAAGCTACATTGCATCTTGCAAGAGGTCTCTCGTCAATGTTTCTGCTATGGCTCTCGCAGTAAAGCATGACCTCGATTTCTACAGCGCCATGCGAGACAACGAAACAACAGCAGTATTTGCTAACCCAGAAACACCGTCTCCAGTCTCAATGTCTGACGCCATCACTAAGCAGGTATCTACCTTCCCATGGCTAGCAAGCTCTGATGTACCACTACGAGCTCTTGGTTATAAGGATGACGTTCTCACAGAACTCCAGGCCGACAGACGCAGGTTTGCTTCACAGGAGCTTGTCAAAGCTGCTTCACAGGGTGAGTAGCTATGAATATCAGCAAAAGAGAGATGGACGCATACCATGCAACGCTGACACGTCTGCAAGGTAGAGCACGCTCCAGTCTTGAACGACTCATTCAAGCCGGTCTGAAGATTAAGCCGGACATGGATGACGTTGAGTTTATCGAGTTGGTTAATAAGTCGATGGTGAGCGTCACACTCACGTATGGTGATGCAGCCGGCTCGATTGCGCTTGACTTCTTTGACAAAACAAGTGGTGAACATGCGAGTAACACAGACCTCGCGAATGTTCCGATGTTTGTCAATACCAAATACCGTGAGCAGATAGCAGAGTTTGCCGCGCACAATGACATTAAGGCTTCAGAGTTCTTGGAGATGTGCGGCAACCTGCTTGAGAGCGAGGTATTGCAGCAAGCGAACAGGACCACAACAAACGCAGGCACACGTCATGGCCTGAAGTTTGCACGCATTCCTCAAGGTAATGAGTGTGCGTTCTGCGCTCGTCTGGCCGCAAATGGCTTCTACTTCACCAAAGAAGGCGCAACAAGACACTACCACGATCACTGTCGTTGCAAGGTTGTAGCGGGTAAGCCTGGAACACAAGTTGGCGGTTACAACCCAAAGGAATACTACGCAAAGTGGCTCGAATACCAGGAGCAACAGAAGCGTAAACAGCAACAAGATACTGACTCTAATCAATCGGTGTAATCAACCAGCTGCACAGCTGGTTTTTTATTAGGTCCGCACGGACAGAAAGAAAGGGGCACAAGATGCCAGACACTACTGAGCAGGAGCAAGTACAAGAGACTACAGAGGAAGTCAAAGAAGAAGCTGCACAGCTTGATGAGACTGACACCGTTGACTACTGGAAAGCCCAGGCACGCAAATGGGAGAAGCGTTCTAAGGAAAACTCCAAAGCAACAGAGGAGCTTGCAGAAGCACAGAAGCGTGCACAGGAAGCTGAAGACGCAGTAAAGGGCTATAAGACCCGTGAGGAACAAGCCTCGATGAAGAAAAAGATTGCGTCTGAGTTCAATGTGCCAGAAGAGCTTGTTGTGGGTTCCACGGAAGAGGATATGCGCCAGTTTGCAGAAGTACTCGTCAAGCACCTAAAGCCTAAAGCAGGAGTAAAAGCTCCACATCCTGGCAAGTTCACTACAGAAGCAGGAGATAACTCCGCAAAGGTTGAACTTGCACGTCAATTATTTGGTAATTAAGAAAGGATTTAACAATGCCAGCAACAAACACTACTAACATCAAGCTACCTGTTGAGATTGCAAAGGACCTTGTTTCTAAGGTTGCAGACACTTCCGTCATTCAGACCCTGTCTGCTTCTTCTCCAGCAATCTTCGCAAACCGTGCTTCCATCCTGTTCACCCAGGACCCAGAAGCTGAGATTGTCGGCGAGTCCACGCAGCATTCTTCTCAGACTGTCGGTCTGAAGCCAGTAGATCACACCATCAAGAAGCTCTCTGTCACTGTCCGTTTCTCAAATGAGGTTCAGTGGGCAGACGAGGACAGCCAGCTTCAGATTGTTGACGCAATCGTTGACAAGTCTGCTGCTGCTCTTGGCCGTGGTCTTGACTATCTCGTCTTCCATGGTCTCAATCCTGCAACCGGCATGGCTGCAACTGGTCTTACCGCTCTGACCACCGCTGCAACCTCTGTCAACGCAACAACTGACCCAACTGCTGACCTTGATGCACTTGCTGATGCAGTTGACCCTGGTTACTCCATCTCTGGTATCGGTCTTTCCAAGGCATACGCTTCTAGCCTGCGTAAGGTCCGTGTCAAGAACACCGGTCTGCGCATGTTCCCTGAGATTCCAATCAACCTCAACACTGGTGTAGTTGACGGCCTTGCAGCTGCAACTTCCAACACCGTCTCCGGTACTCTCGCTAAGACTGCAACCAAGGTCCTTGCTGTTATGGGCGACTTTAACCTCATTAAGTGGGGCATTGTCCGCGACATCAACATCGAGACTATTGAGACTGGTGACCCAGACGGACTCGGCGACCTCAAGCGCCTTGGCCAGATTGCTTACCGCGCAGAGGTTGTTTACTCTTATGCTGTCATTGACCCTAAGGGCTTTGCAGTTCTTAAGAGCGCTTAATTATGGCGGGGCAGATTAAGCCCTTCGCAACTCTAAGCGACTTAAAAGCAATGTTTCCAACTCTTGAAGCAACAGAGGAAGGGAGGGCAGAGAACCTGCTCTCCCTTATTTCTGCGGCGGTTGGCTCTCTCTGTGATGTTGAGTCTAAGGACCCAGCTGTTCTGAAGCTTGTTGTTTGCCAGGTGGCAATCCGAGTTCTTCAAGCTGGCTCAGAAACACCGATTGGTGTGCAGTCACAGTCCTGGACTGCTTCACCTTTTGGCGGCTCGGTGTCGTATTCAAATCCAACCGGAGACATCTATTTCACATCCTTTGAGAAGTCACTTCTTGGAGTTGATGAGGGGTACGCAGTATTTGCTAACCCTCTCCCAAAGGAGGACTAATGAAGCCAACAATGACGCTTTTTGTTAAGGAGCGCACCTCATCTGGCACCGACCGCTTTGGCAATGAGTCATTCACATATTCAGAGCCAATAAGCGTTACTGGATGTCTATTCGCGCCATTCCAGCCAAAGGACTTGGAAGTGAGTAGACCTGAAGGCGTTGAAGTCACGGCAACTGCTTACTTTCCTCGAGGATGGGCAGAGCGTCTCAGACGCGCGCAGGTTAGTCCGGATGGCAAACGTTGGTTTAACGTCATAGGCGCTCCGGTTGACTTCCCAGAGCAGATGATTCCGAAGGGTTGGAAATGGAGCTGCTTAGTACCGCTTGGAGTTGTAGATGGCTAGGCAGTTCACGGCTTCTAACGCTGGCGGCACAGTCAAGATGATCTATAAGGCAAACAAGCTGACATCAATCTTGACTGGCTCAAAGACGCAGGAAGTCTTACGTAAGAGTGCAGAGAAAATACGAGCTCGTGCCGCTTCGATGTATGGCGCAAAGGACTATGGCGTAAAAGTCACAGTCGGCAAGAATCGTGCTCATGCGGTTGTTCATACAGCAAGCGTACATGCAATCAACTCAAATGCTCTGCATAACACGCTGCAAAAGGCAGCGAGGGGGTAATTATGATATTTAGCTCAATGGAGCACGTCATTAAGTGGGCACATACCACAATCGGTCTACCTTGTTCGACCGAAGTTCAGAAAAACACTCCAGATGAGTTCCTTCTTGTTGACCGCACAGGCGGCGAGATGGACTACCCTCACGATTCCCCTGAGTACACCATATCAATATGGACGAGGAGCAGCGCACGCTCTGAGCAGGTTGCTCATGAGCTTGCCATTGCTCTTAAAGTGACCCCACCAACCGACAGAAACATCAATGCTGTCTTCACGCCAAACGTATTTAGCTACGGCAAGCAAGAGGGCGACTTTGTTGTGTGGCAGGTCACATTCTCTATGTCAGTCAATATTAAAGATGAAAGGAATTAACTATGGCAGTTGACGCTTCCAAAGTACTTGTTGGCGCTCTTGACCAGGCTACCACTGGTGCTGTCCTGGACGCTCCCGTTGGAACGCCTATTCCAACGGACTTGAATGCCGCTCTCAATGCTGCATTCAAGGACTCTGGCTATATCTCCAGCGATGGTATCGCACTCTCTACCGACTACTCCACTAAGGACATCACAGAAGCAAACGGCGCTAATGTCCGTCAGCTTCTGGAGAAGTTCGATGGTACAGTCAAGTTTACCGAGCTTGAGATGTCTGAACGCGCAGCGACTCGCGCGTTTGGTAAAGACGCTGTAACCGTTACCGCTGCAACCTCTACTCGTGGCACTCAGATGAAGATTGCAATCGGTGCAAGGCTCCCAGAGGTCCGCGAGTGGGTCTTTAAGCTGAAGGACGGCGCTGCGAAGATGATGATTATCGTCCCTCGCGGCCAGGCTATCCCACCTTCGGAGATGAACTTCCAGTCCGCTGAAGCTGTAACACTTCCAGTCGAGCTAAAGTGCCAGCCAGACGCACAGGGCAATAGTATCTACATTCTTACTGATGATGGAGTAGTGACTCGATAATGCTTAACTTCTCAACCTCTCATAAGACGCTTGATATTACCGTTGACGGTGCAGAGTGTCATATTCCTCTCCAGCTTACTCTTGCAGACATTGAGCGTGTTGGCATTCTTGAGAATGCTGAAGCTTCTAGCATGGAAGCAGTGAAGTGGTTCGTAAGCTTCTTGAAGCCTTATGTTGTTGAGGTTGAGAAGCTTAGTATTGATGATCTATCTTCCATTATGTCTGAGTGGAACAAAATGCGTGTTGAAGCTGGTGAGGTTGAAGTGGGGGAATAGTTTGGCTCTCGCAGTTAATTATTAAGCATACTGGAGAGCTTGAATATGACCTCATGACCCTCACAGGCTTCACATTAGATGACCTTGGAGAGCGCCTTAGTTTTAGGGCGCTCTTTTCTTTTATCAATAACTTGCCTAAGTCTTCAGCTCTTTGGAAGGCAACACATCCGGATGACATTGACTATGCACTCTGGGAATCGCAAGAGATTGTTCCACAGCTTCTTGCGATGCTCTCAGACCAGCTAAGCCAGCTTACATGGATGTATTCCTCTGCTCACACAACAAAAAAGCAGCCTAAGCCTAAGCCAATCACACGCCCAGGTGTTGAGAGCGCCAAAGAGGAGGTCTACGGCAAGGACCCAATCCCAATTAGTCAATTTAATGACTGGTGGGACTCACATTAAATTAGGAGGTGAATATGGCTAACGCAGAAGTGGGTTCTGCTTATGTATCTGTCATTCCATCGACTAAAGGTTTTAACGAAGGCGTAGCAACAGCTGCATTTGACGGTATGAAGACTGCTGCCTTAGGAGTTACGGCAGCAGTTGCGGCAATCGGTGCCACAATGATTGCAATCGGCAAACAATCATTTGACGCGTATGCAAACTTTGAGCAGCTTTCTGGCGGCGTTGAGAAGATTTTTGGCGAAGCATCGAGCCAAGTAATGGCTAATGCTCAAGCAGCTTATGCCGTTGCTGGTGTCTCGATGAACCAGTACATGGATCAGCTCAACAGCATGGGCGCGGCATTGAAGCAGTCTTTTGGTGGCGATGTAGTTGCAGCTGCTCGTGCGGGCAACATGGCAATTACTGACATGGCTGACAATGCATCAATCTTTGGCTCTAATCTCCAAGACATTCAGAACGCATATCAAGGCTTCGCTAAGCAGAACTTTACCATGCTCGATAATCTTAAGCTCGGTAAACTCAAAAGACCACTAATTGCTGAGCATAAACCTCGTGAAAACGGTGGAACTCTTTTGGCCGCTTAGGCAGAAAGACAATACCGTGCTAAGCCCTGACTTTATTCAGGGAAAGTGTAACGACTATCGAAAGCACGTGTTTAACACGGAAGCGAGTAGAGTACAGCCAAGCGGCTGGAAGTGCGAGGGGGACCCGCGAGGGTTTCAAGAGATAGTCTAATCTCTATGGTGACATAGAGCAGCCTTATGGCGGTTGCAGCCTAGCGAGTTGCAGCGAATATAAATGTATGGTGGTACGAAGCAAGAGATGGAGCGTCTTATTGCAGACGCTAACGCCTTTGAGAAGGCGCAGGGCCGTGCTGGTGACTTGACGATTGAGAAGTACGGTGACATCGTTCAAGCAATCCATGACATCCAGGAACAGCAAGGTATCATGGGTAACTCTGCTGAAGAAGCAGCAGAAACCATCCAAGGCTCTATTCAGATGATGCAGGCTTCCTGGGAGAACTGGCTCACGGCACTTGGTGACCCAAGCGGTGACATTGAAGGTATGTCTGAGAAGCTTCTGAAGTCTATTGGAACGGTTGCAAAGAACCTCATTCCAACAATCGCTCGCATTACTAAAGGACTCTTTAAGGCTTTGCCAGATGTTGCAAAGGGAATTGGCGAGGAACTTGGCAACATGCTTGCTGCTGTTGTCGAGAGTTTAGACTTTAAGTCTATTACGTCTGGTATGTTCTCATCGTTTACGAGCGCAGCTAAGGCAACAGACCTCAAAGACCTTGGAGCAAGTGTCGCAGAGAAGTTGACAGGATTTATTGAGTCCTTCTTGTCTGACAACCAAGTTGCAATCGGTGACTTTATCGACACAACAGGCTTTGATGTCTATGGCGTGGCTGATTCTCTTGAGGGACTTATAAGCTCCATTGAAGACTTTGCAAAAGGCATTGGCGATTCATTCAATAACATCATTGAGAACACAAATGCTCTTGATGAAGTCAATGGTATTTTCAAGGCTAACATGGAGCAGGTATCGCTGACTCTTGAGTTCTTCATGGATATGTTGACTAACATCGTCAATGCGCTCAGTCCATTTGTTGAGCCACTCATGGAGCTTGGTGTTTCCGTGCTGCCTTTGGTTCGTGGTGCGCTTGATGGCTTGAACGGCGTTCTTAGCTTCTTGATTGATACCGTTAATGGTGTTTTCTACGCTCTACAGCCTTTAATCGACCAGATTGCAAAGGACCTCACAGCTTGCATTCAGTCTGTTAGCCCTCTCTTTAAGGACATGGGTGACGATATGTCCAATGCTGGTAGTGACGCGGCTAATTTTGGCGTTACTGTCCGCGAGATTTGCGGCGGTCTTAGACCCGTTATCGAGGGACTAGCAACAGTTGTTCACAATGGCATGGCAGGTATTGCTGCAGCGCTCTCAATCGGTACAGCGGCATTCCTTGCATGGAAGGACTTCTGTTACTCGATTGGTGACGGTATCAAGAGCAACTTCAATAATATGGTTAGCTTTATCTCTAGTATTCCTGGCAAGATTAAGAGCTTCTTCGCTGGTCTTGTTATTCAGCTGCCGCACATCAAGCTGCCACACTTTAATATCTCTGGTTCTTTCTCGATTGCTCCACCTTCCGTTCCACATCTGAGTATTGATTGGTACGCAGAAGGCGGCATTCTGACTAAGCCAACGATGTTTGGCATGAATGGCTCACGCCCTATGGTAGGCGGTGAAGCAGGTCCAGAAGCAATTCTTCCAATCGACAACATCAAGGGCTACATGGTTGACGCAATGAATGAGTCCAACCATGAAAGCGCTGTTGTGGCCGAGATTAGAAACATGCGTGAGGACCTTAAGAACATGAAGCTTTACATGGATGCAAGGCTTGTTGGCGGTGTCGTATCTCCATACGTTGACGCTAACCTGGGCGCTTATAAGGTGGTGGCAAGTCGATGAACTTAGAGATATATGTAGATGACACACCGCTTTGCGAAACATTCAACATGATCATGACAGATTACGTTGACACGCCGCCTGCGCCCAAGACTATGCAAGTCACTATTCCTGGAGCTGATGGCGTTCTAGATCTCTCCGAGTGGTTCGCACACCGTCCTCTTTTTGGTAAGCGAACAATCGAGTTTACCTGCTATCCAAACGCCGCTCTTGACTGGCTAGAGATTGAGCAGTCACTTACTAAGCTGCGCAACTTCTTACATGGCAGAGCGTACGACTTCAAGCTGTCCTGGGATGAGGACTATACCTACCACGGACGCTTTGAAGTCGATACCCAAAAGATGTTTATGCAAGGCGTTGCGCTCAAAGTGAAGGTTGTTTGTGAGCCTTACAAGAGTAAGGGCATTGTCGAGTATTTGCTCAATGGCGAGCTTGGCAAGCCTTACGTTGTTGACGGCCCTGCGCATGACGCTCTAGCGGTTATTACAACCCAGTCGAACGCAATCGTAAACATCAACGGTACAAGCTTCTTCTTAAGCCCTGGCGTATGGTCGAGCGATGCCGCACGTCTTCACAATGGCAAGAACACAATCACGGTAAACACAACGCCTGATTATGGCACAGCCTTATGGCGGGACTACACCGGTGATAAGTGGAATCGCTTTGACGGGCTCATGCTCAGCTACCTTGCTAGAGCAGGACAGAACAGGCTCAAGAGCCTTAAATGGCAAGCTTACACAGGTAAGACGTGGGAGAGCGTTCGTGGCGCATGGCAAAACAACATGTACGTTGGAGACAACGAGAACCATCCAGGCAATGATGTATCACTCAAATTCGAGTGGAAGGACATTTAATGAGCACTAAGACAGCAAGGCTTGGACTTACAAAGCCAGATGTGACAGATGATGTCACGCAGACTATTAAGGACTTGGCCAAGAACTTCGACCTTCTGGATGCAATGTTTCCAGTAGGCGCAATTTACCAAAGTACCAAGCCAACCGACCCATCAACGTTTCTTGGTGGTACATGGCAGGCACTCAATGGCGTGTTCCTCTTTGCACAGTCGCAGAAGTTCCCAGCAGGCTCAACGGGCGGCGAGGATACTCACACGCTGACCATTAACGAGATGCCAAGCCACAGCCACGACACTAACATGCACTATGGTACCGATAACGGTGGTGGCAATCAGTGGACGGCACGCTCAGCGGACACTTACACCAATTACCGTTTCCAGGTTGACGCGGTCGGCGGTGGCCAGCCACACAACAACATGCCACCATATCGCGCGGTTTATATGTGGGAGAGGGTGGCTTAAATGTACATCTTGAAGTATGCGGGTAGTGTGCTTCATGACCCTCGTACAGACGTTCAAATCTCAGCTGGTACCTTAAAGGAAGAGTCGGGACAGTCCCCGACTCTTTCTCTTACTATCCAGCCGACGCACCCGCTCTGGGATAGTTTCAATCGTGACACGGTAATGCTTCCAAACAGAGAGGTTGAGCTGGTCGAGTTTGAGACTGGCATTGTACTCTTCCGTGGTCGTGTTAGAGCAATCTCAATGGAGTTTGATGGCAGTAAGAAGCTAACCTGCGAGGGTGCAATGGCATACCTCAATGACACCACTGTCAGACCTTACAAGACCTATGACACTGATGAGATTGAGTGCGACATCAACGCTCCTGCTGAAGCTAACAAGCTTTTTGAGTGGTTCATCGAGCAGCATAACGCACACGTTATGAATGCGTGCGAGAAGTTCATAATTGGCGTTAATGCTGGCGCGAATTATGGCAAGCTGCAACGTGGTACAGGCACAGGTCCTGCAACGCTCAAAGAGATGCGTGACAAGCTTGAAAAAGCGTGCGGCGGTTGGTTGCGTGTGAGGTATGACGCAACAGGATCTATTATCGACTGGCTACCAGATACGGGCGCAGCAGAAGCTACTCAGAGAGTAGAGCTTGGCAGCAATCTTCTTGACCTCGATACACAGGTAGACGGTAAGGACATTTACACGGCCATTGTTCCCGTTGGCAAGACTGGCAAAGGCTCAGAGGAGCGTAAGGTCAACGTATCAGCTGAGACGGCTTACGTTCCCTTTGGCTTTGTCATCCAGGACGATGCAGTTGTCGATATGACAGCGGCTGAGAAGTACGGACTCATTGAGAAGACAATATCCTATGACTTGGATAAGCCGCAGGCACTTGCTGATAAGGCAGTTGCTGACCTTGCAGCTGGTAAGCTTGACGACTCAATCGAGGTGTCGGCATTCGACTTGCACAATCTCAATGAGCAAACGCTACCCATTGACTTCCTAGACCGTGTATTCGTCAAGAGTGGGCCACATGGCATTGAGCGTTACATGATCTGTTCAGGTCGCACAATCAACCTCACTAACCCAACCGCAACTCAATTCAAGCTTGGTGCAATCACTGCAACATTGACAAAGGGAGCCACGAGCTCACAAGAGTCTGCACAGGAAAGCATTGCAAAGCGTGTTACTTCTCTCTCTAACACAACAAGGAATATTGCTAAAGACGCAGCAACAACAACTATCAAGGTTGCAGCAGTTGAGGAGAAGGCAGCGGCGGTTGAGAAGAAGGCTGACGCAGCAACAGAGAAGATTGCTGACGTAGCAACCACAGCAACAGCGGCAGCAGAGAAGGTTGAGACTGTCGCGGCTAAAGCTGAGAAGGCAGCGGAGGAAGTGAGCCACGTAGCCACAGACGCAAAGAACGCAACAACAGCAGCAAAGGAGGCAAAGACTATGGCAACGGAAGCAAGCAACAAGGCGGCAGAGGTGAAGGCAACGGTTGATGATATGGCAAACGCTTTCTCTCACGATGAAAGCGGCGCTCACGTAGGCGACAAATCATCGGCTCACGTTACTGTAAATAGTCAAGGTATGAGCATTTACAACGACGCAGGTGCGCAAATTGCTAATTTTGATAGCAACACAATTAACTTGAATAATGGCGTGCTTAATATTGCTGCTAATTATCAAGATAATTTAGGCTATAAGGCTACGGCTTTAATGACAAACAATATTCTCTTAAAGCCAGCCGAAAACTTTGCAGTTGACGCTAAAGTAATCGCTGTAAAGGCTTCAAGAGGTGACGGTAAGCACTCAACGTTACTAAAATTAACTGATTCAGCTTTAAGAGTTAACGTTGACTCAAAGAAACAAGAAGCCATAAACTGTACAGATTTACTCAAGCTTCTGAAGTTCACTCCATGGACTACTCTGCAAGACGATGGCGCGTGTCGTGTACGCTACTGCGTTCGTGGCGGCGTGATGTATCTCGATTGCTATCTTGCAGCGGGATATTCGGCTCGTATCACTACGGCAGAAATGCCAGACAATCTTCTGCCAGCCATTGAGGGTTATTACTCAATGGGTACGGAGACAGGTGACCACACCGCAAAGATTTGGATTGGCGCAGCTGGTGGTGGTAATAAGCGTATTTACCTCTATAACAACAGCACCGGTTATGCTACGGGAATTATTCCAATCCTTCCGAAGAGTATGGAATAGAGGTGAGGTCATGAACCCATTAACCTTCGAGCAGATTATTGCGACCGTCTCATTCTTGGGCATGATGGTATCTCTCATCAACGGAGCGCGTGCGATGACGCGTGCAAGCAATGAAGACGCTATGCGACTGGTACGCATTGAAGAAGGTGTGAAGCAACTCAAAGGAGACGCTGAAGACAGCCAGAAAGCGTTTGCGGCATATATGGCACGCACGGATGAGGTTATTTCAACGCTTAAAGAGAACATCTCCCATCACGATACCCGCCTGGCTGTGGTTGAGGATGTGACCCGTACACAGGCGGGACGGCTAGAGCGCCTAGAACAGGCGAGTACACACTAATTCTTATCTAAGGAGTAATCATGATTAACTGGAAAGTAAGACTTCATAACCCCGCATGGTGGCTGGGAATGGTTGGAATCGTCATGAGTCCTATCCTGGCATATCTGGGGCTTGCTTACTCGGACCTTACCACGTGGGGCAGCCTTGCTGATGTGTTCGTTAAGTTCATGGGCAATCCTTACCTCATTGGCACGGTCATTGTGGCGGTGCTGGGTGCTATTGGAGTTACCGTTGACCCAACCACAAAGGGACTAAGCGATTCTGCACGTGCAATGACTTATGTACAGCCTTCTGAGCGTCCTGCAAGTTACATGACGGGCAACGATGAACCAATCAATACAAAGCCAGCAAAAGAGCCAACAAAAGAAGAGCCACAGAATGGAGCTGACAATGCTTAGGGGCATTGACGTAAGCGGTTATCAGGCATTGGGTGCGACATACTCGCACCCTAATGTCGAGACTGCATACAGTGGTTCTGACTTCGTGATTGCTAAGGCAACTCAAGGCACCCAGCCAATGAATCGCTACATGACCGCACAGCTTCAGCGTGCGCTTGCTGACGGCAAGCTTATTGGCGTGTATCACTACGCTGAAGGTGGCTCACCTGTGGCAGAAGCTGACGCATTCGTTGCTTGCGTATCCAGCTACATTGGCAAGGCGTTGCTGTGTCTTGATTGGGAGAATGGTGACAACGATGCGTGGGGCTCAACAGTTTGGGCAAGGCAGTTTATTGACCGTGTCTATGCAAAGACTGGCATCTATCCTGTTGTGTACACATATCCTGCTGGCAGGTCGCAGGTAGCGTCTTGTGCTGATGTGTCGCGTCTGTGGATAGCGGGATACCCAGACAACCGTTTCTCTTGGAACTTGCCTGAGATGATCTATAACACGGGTGTATGGGACGATTGGACTCTGTGGCAGTATTCAAGTGCGGGCGGTACCGTTGACCTCGATGTTGCAAAGCTAACTTATACAGAATGGGAGCAGCTCGCTCAAGGTGAGTCAAAGTTCGAGCCACACTGGGTTAAGAATGCAACAGGCTGGTGGTACGCCACGAGCCCTAGCACGTATTACTACAGTCAGTGGGCGTTTATCAACGGTTCTTGGTACTACTTTGATGCGCGTGGATATGCAGTCACAGGCTGGTTCTTTGACGGATCTGACTGGTTCTATCTTTGCCCGGATGAAGGACCTCAAGAATGTGCCATGCTGACAGGTATGCAGCACATTGGAAGTTGCGACTACTACTTTGCTCATGACGGGCGCATGGCAACAGGTATCTTCGATGCTGAAGGCAAGAAGTACCTTGCTTCTGAGAATGGCAACCTGTTACCTGCTGGCGTTCATGTTCACAATAACCATGCTTACGCAGTCAACGCTGACGGCTCTGTCCAGGCTGACAGCACGGTGCAGGTTGACACAGATGAAGCTGGTCGATTGACTTCATTGCACTAACACACAACCCCTCTCGCTTCGGCGGGAGGGCTCTTTTTTTATGCCGATTTGCTATAATGGACGTACTAAAAAAAGAGCGGTTCACTTGCTCTTTTATACGGGCTGTGTATAGCGCATAGCCCTAATTTTTTGCCGAAAAAAATTTCTAAAAAATCTAAAATTTTGCTTGCATTAGTCCCGTATGGGGACTATACTATATACAACAAGAGGGAGACACAAGGTCACACCTCAGCCCAGAGAAGGGGAACACAATGAAATTCACCAAGACTTCAGCAAAGCAGCTCACCGAGTTCATGGCAATCATGGATAAGGACGGATGCGTCCCATCAAGTGAGTGGGTCAGCGGTCGCTACTCAACCAAGCATACAAAAGCACTTCCACCATTTGTCACAAGGTTTGAGCGCAAAGAGTATAGCAAGACCAACCTTCCAAAGAATGGCACGCCAGAGCGCACTGCTTACTGGTACTTCAAGGAGAACATCCGCCGTCGTGTGGTTCTTGTACTCGACAAAGAAGCAGCAATGAACTTCTTCTTTGAAGCAGCAAAGGGCAAGGAGTTCTAATAAAGCAAGACAGCCCTTCGTGAGAGGGGCTTACTCTTAGAGAGGATACACATGAGAAACAAACAGGAATTCAAAGCCCTACGTGAGCAAGTCGGAATGAGCCAAACAGATTTAGCCCTTGCGCTGGGGGTATCCGAGCGTTCCGTGAAGCGTTGGGAAAGCGTCAGATACAAAGAATACAACGCACCACAAGACGCATGGGACATCCTGGACGATGCACTGAAGTTGCAACGTCAAGTGGTCTCTGCTGCTCTAGGACAGATTGAGGAAGCTGCACAAGAGGTCGGCGGTTACCCAGCAAGTGTGAAGCTGGTCTACTGGTCCTCACAAGCAGAATACGATGAGCACCACTGCGTGGACGATGACGGTGACTGGAGACAAGCAAACGCAACGGCTCGAATTGTCTCGTATGCGCTCCACGAGCGAGGAATTGAGACTGATTGGATCAGCGGAGCGGACAACTTAGTTCCGAAGCAATAAACGCAACAATTTGCCCTCATCTACATCAAGATGAGGGCTTTTTTGATGGGTAAATACTCCACTTTGATTTTTGCGTGCCTTAAAACGGCTTACAACAAGCCGTTTAACTGGGAATTTGTAACGCTGCTTTTTACTGTTTTAATCTCTTAATTGTTTCAATATCGTTAAAAACATCGTCTTTCTATCCAATATCATAATTTGAATATAGCGAGGTAAATCGCCTGTCTGAATAGTTAAAACTTTTATTCGAACAGGTATTCGTTTTTTAATTTGGCTTGCAGAGGGGGTGCAAAAAGGGTGCACTTGTAAAAAATTTTAACAAAAAAGGTAGAC